CATATAAATATACTGAAAAGATATAAATTAATAAACTATCGTTCCTGGAAGTATTGTTCTGTTTGGTTGTGGGTTGTTTGGCTCATCCATATAAACATCCGCTTTGATTTCTAATATCATCCCAACTTGAGTTGCAGGTAACAAAGAGGATAGTTCGGACAATATTTGTGTTCTTGTAATTTCAAAAGTCTTTCTGTTTTGTGAGATATACCCTGTGATTTGTTTTTGTCCCTGTGTTAAAAGAGAACCGTCTGTATTTTTCAACGAATAAAGAAGGGCAAATTGATTTCTAAAAAACCAAGTGGGTGTGTCAGGATTTATCTCCGCCAATAGTAATTGGAGTCCTTCAGGTGGCGCCGATATCGAATTATCAATGAAAGTTTTCGGTCCTGAAGAACCAACCTGTAAATTTGTTTGAGCCGCAATGTTTTGTGGTGATTGGGAAATAATTGGTGATTGGCTCTGATTACTACTCACCTGTGATGAAGGTACACTTGGGTTTGTTTGTGCTGGATTGTAAACAAAATCGCTTACACTTGTACCAGTTCCATATTTAGATTCGACAACAATTTTGGTTCTAACTTGATTTGTTGGTTGTGGTACTGGTCGTGGTAGGGTAAAAGTTAATAAAGTATTTTCTGTATTGACAGTAATATTATCTTTCAAAATTGTACTATTGTTTATTTTTACTCTCTCAACATCTTTAAAGTTAACCCCTGTAACTTTTATTATCGAATTCTCTATTCCCGACAGAGGAATGAAAGAAACAACAACCGGTGGAGGGCAACTAAAACCTGAAGTATTACTTGTTCCAAATGTACCGCTAGTCCCTGATGTTCCGCTAGTTCCTGATGTTCCGCTAGTTCCTGATGTACCGGAGGTCCCACTCGTACCTGCTCCCGTGTCATAATCCTTCAACCCAACAGACTCGGCGGATTGTTTTGCCTTGATGAATGATTCTCTAACGTCTTTGAATTCTGAAGGATTTTTATCAAAATATTCAGGTGTAACATTGGAGTTAGGCCAGAAGCACACATAATATTTTACTAATCCACCTAATTGTGAAATTCTTTGGATGTTGTTCTCTAATCTGCTCTTCATGAATAAGATGAATCTATCCAAGTCTGTAAAACTTACAACAGGTAAAGGATTTGGTTGAGTTGATAAAGTTTTACCCAAATTCATACAACAATAAGTTCGACCAAAGAAGTCATCCCCTGATTGTCCATAGTCGTAGTCTAAAGTAATTGTTGCGAAGTTATTTTCGAATGATTTGAATGCACCGTCATCACCATTATTATTTTTGGTAAATGTTCTTACGTAACAAATGTTATAGATTATAAATTGTAAAATATCATTATTTGGTACCAATCTCTTTATAGCATCCGCAAATTCTTTTTTGTTCCTATTTGTTGCAGTACCTTGAGTTGCGGTATACTGTAAATCTTTATATCTTTGTACTACCTGTAACTCACAAGTATTAGGTGCCGCTAAAGTGTTGTCTGCACTCTGAACAACCTTAGCAGCTTTCTGATTATCCGTCACAGGTGGTAAGTTTGAATTTTCTTTTTTCGTAGTTACAATTGACTCAATCTTGGTTAATAAATTTTTGTTTAAACTTTGTAAGAAATTGTCAATTGCAGGTAAATCAAATACTCCTTGTCTTATACCTTTAAAAGTTGTTTCAAAGTTCCCCGAACTTATTGCATGAGAAACCTCTGTAATCATGTAAGGTCCGTTGAACATTGGAACGTGTCTTAAGTTGAAATACATTGTAGGTTGAATCAAGGCGTTTCCAAAACACTGTATTGTACACTCATAACTTCTTTGTTTGTATAGATTATACAGACTCACGTTTTGTGTAGCGGTGTTAGTTCCGTTAGCTTGGTTAATCATATTCAATTGTGTATTGATTGACTCTGAAGTCGCTTTACCTGACTCTTGTCCCACGTTGAATGAATAGAATATATTCTGGTTTCTTGTGCCAATATCAACGTTGAATCCTACACATCTGTTTGACAAAGCATAATCTTTTTTGTCTTTTATATTTTCAATCAACGGATTCTCGGAAGCTCTTCTCATCTCAAAAGCATCGTCTCTAAATCTGAAATTTCCCTTTGGTAAATCTAAATAAGATGATGGTTTACCACTATAAAACGCAATCAACTTCGGTCCTGATTTTCTATAATCTACATTCAAGAACGTTCCCCACATGTTGTTTGCAAACTCCAAAGAATTTTCACTTCTGTTCACGGCTGAACCTGTAACATCTTGAACATTATAAAAATTAACATAAGCTGGAAGTGGCATTACAGTGAAGTTATTTTTGATTAGTATTGAACTCAAGTATGTGTATACACTCATTTCCATGTTGAGTGAGTTTTTACTCAACATATTTTTCAAATCAAAAATATCTAAAAGTATAATGTCTCCTATATTTCTGGATGCCCTATCCAAAAACATCATATCTTCAAATAATGTTTGTGTCTTATAATCGGTTCCAGCAATCCACTTGTCGTTTAATGCCTTGAATACCTCATAATTTTCAACTTTACTTTGTTGTCCTTCAAAAACACTTTGTATTGTTTTTTCAGGTACTTCATATTGTTCAGGTAAATCTTTTCGTGCTCTTGTCAAAACATCATTTAGAAACTGATTTGCAAAATTTTCTGAATTTGAAATATATTCTATGAGTTGCCTTTTGAAATTTCCCGTGTTATTCGAACCTGAATTATTTAACTTATATGTTGCATACATCTTTATGATTGGTGCTAATAAAACGATGTTATCAACTGTAAATTTAATATTGTTATCAACAAAGAAATCTGTGATATAAGAACCATTCGAAGTATACCTCAATTTTAGTATTTCGGAGAAACCCACTTCTATTTCTAACCTCGTCCATTCTGCCGGATATCTTGTCTTACTTTGAAGTAATGTTGTCGTTCCCCCTCTTGTAGGTAGAGAACCTTTTTCGTATGGTTCAAACTGTATTGGGTCAATCGTATTGTTGGTGTAAGAATTCCATATTCTTCTCTGATAAAAACTAGGATTTCCAAACCTGAATAATTTATCATACTGCATGAATTCTTCTATGTTATTAGTAAAATTTTCAACTTGTCTGTTAATAACACTCACGAGATAGTCCTCATAACTTTGAGTTTTTTCTTGAGAAGGTACTTTCATTGTTGTTTTGAAGAATCCTTGGAAGTTTGTGAAGATGGCTTCTGGGTCAGCCAAATTTTGTCCTATAGAAACTGTCTGTGTTGGAATAGTCATGTTTTTTGCCGCCTTTGAAAAGTTTAAAAACTCACTTTCAAATTTGTCCAAGATTTTTGTTTCGAAAACTGAAAATACTTCGTCAATTTTACTATAGGTAAATGCAGATAATATTGTAAAAGGTACTTGGTTTATATAGGTAGGCTCGATGTAATTCATGTAACTTTCTGGTCCAGGTTTCTTTAGTGTGAAATTTTCAAAGTAACCGTAATTTGGGGCCGCCCACAATAATCTGATTGAGCCGTTAAACATAGATTCATTGTCTGTCAGATTCACCAAAGTTGTATTGTCTTGTCCAATACATTCAGATTGAGCTTGGTTAATTGTCGAACCAAAAGATGGGAGTACATAATAACCCGCTTTGGGGAAGTCTCCAACACAAACATTATTACTTTCAAACGAACTTTCAATTATTTCGGGAAGAAGTGTCGAAAAAGGTGCAACTGTTGTTTGGACATCATTTTGTAGTACTCCTGTGATATTGGAAGTATCTAAATTGAAAACTTTTAACCCGTTTGCAACACTAACCTGAATTTCTTTATCTGTATATGTTGAATACAAATTTTTTCCATTATAGAAATAACTAAAGGTGTTTATCAAACCAGGATAGAAACCTGTGGTTATTTTATTAATTTCGGGTGATGTGGTTTGAAGAACAATCTCGTTTTCTACAACTTGTCCGTCGGTGTTGGGTATTGGGGTATCAAATTTATAAAGTTTGGTTTTAGATTTGGTAATCGGGTCATAGTTGTCAACGTATTCGAAATCCTTCCAAACGGTGTCTAAAATATCGACATTGGTTTCTTTATATAACTTATATCTATACCATATTGAGCCTATTTTTAAAATCCAAGCGTATGGTAATTTATGGACACCCCCGAACTTTTTCAGACAACTTGCTATGTAATCCAAGTCTTTAATCTCATTTCCCTCAAATGTCTTGTATCTTTCTTTCAAAGAAGCTAAAGGTAAAGAATTCAAAAACAGATATGCAGCTGTTGCGTAAGGATATTCTGCGTCCGCCTTTTCTTGTTGTACTCCGTAGATTATTGAATTAATGAAATATGGGGTGTTCAAAATTGAAGTTGTGGTAGTTCCTGTGTAATTTGGGTTCGGTGAAAAACTTTCAAGAAACCCTTCTGTAGGAATTTTTGGTTCTCTTGTTTTATAAAATTCTATAAGAGTATCTGTAGTAAGCTCAACAGTAGGGTTATTTATATCTTTGAAATAAAAATTAGAAACTGGTCTGTTTGTGTTATAGTCGGTCTGACCTGTGAAATTTGATATGACTGTCGCCACAGGAAACACTTTCAAAACTTTGTTAGTGTTGTATACCATTTGGCCTTCACTCATGGCACTGTAACTCAAATATTGTTTACACCATTCTTCATCGGTAAATGGATAGGTGTCTACAACTGTAGGTTCGTTTAATGTTGATTCGACAATTTGTTGAAGAGCTTTTGATTTCGCAGTAAATTGCGGTCTTCTTCCAATTTGGTTAAGATTGTAAATTCCAAAAGATTCTTCAGTTTGTTCTTTCAAATAAGGGGTAACATAAAAGTCCCTTATAAAATCCTGATAAGATTTTGATGTTCCTCCATTGGATATGTTCGCAAGGAAATTGGGATAGTTTGCAGAATTCAAATCGTAATTTTTCAATTTCAAAGTTATATAAGGTGAACTAATCCCTAAACTTGTTTTAATATTACTAGCCTCAACTTCAAGATTGTATTTGTTTATTTCATCGAATAAATTGTTATTACCCAATACTCTCACAAACCCATTATATAAACCAGCAACATACTGTCTTTCCCAAATTTCATAAAAGAATTTAATCTCTTCTTTATTCGCATAAGCAATTCCATTGTTAGGAAATTCTAATGGAATGTAGTTCATAATGTTTGTATCAAGGTCAGACTCTGTTGGTGGTTGTGCAACTGGTGCACTAAATTTTTGAGTTAGTCCTTTCATATACTCCTCAACAAATTCTACCTCGGGCCATTTGTCGAAAAGATAACCCTTTGTCAAATTAACAACGGTTGGGTCTGCAATGTATTTGAGTTGAAATCTACCTTTTTTGTCTTCAGGAGTTTCGACAAAAAATTGTGGCCATGGGTAAACCGGTATTTGTGCTGTTGTAAGACCTTGGTTGGCTTGCTGAGCGTTTGCTGCTAATGGTAAAAACTCAACGTTATCGGACCCTAATACTGAACTTTGGTTATTAAGAATTGCAGCCTTCCTCACAGGGTCATATTTGACATTCCATGCATTGGTGTGGACATCTTCCATAAGTCTTATAAATCCTTCGGCAGACGCCATAATTACTGCTGTTATATTTCTTACCGTAGGACTAAAACCAAGCCCTGTTGCCTGACTTTCAATTTTCTTTGCCAAGTCAGCTGAAAGAGCTTTTTCTATTTCAGCAAGTTTTTTGTTTGCTTCAGCCTCCATCGAATATATTGTTGAGTCAAAATATTGTCCAGCCTTTCCCTCGAAGAAAAATAAAGCAATTGTTTCGGTTTTTTTTGGGTTTCCTTTTTCATCAGTTTCTTGTGTTATTGTATTGAAACCCAAATTATTGATAGTTTTACTTATGTCGTCTGAAGTTGGTGCAAGAATCCCATATTGTTGTTGAGTTGTTGCAATAAAATTTATTTGACTAGCAACAACACCTCTTCTTATCATGTTTATAGAAATAGGATTTGTGATTGGAAACTTTCCATCAGGTGACCCTAATGTTGGATTTCTAGCTAATTCAGCATTCGAAAGTAAAATTATATCGTTAAGTTTTGAGAGGGCTGTTACTTTTTGTTCTTCGTTTAGTTTTTTGAACGTATAGGCGAACTTATTATCAGTCAAAACAATTGGTCTTGGATTCATGTAAGTATTAAACCAAGAATCGTTGTCACTTCTTATTTGTGCATAATATGATTCAAGATTTTTCTTGTAATTTCTAATATTGGTAAGTGGTTCTAAATTTGCTGGAGGATATGATTGACTGATTAATTTTTCAAAATTTTCTAACTTGTTCATTAATTGAACCAATGTGAGTTCAGGAAAATTTTGAGGGATTAATTTTTTTGCTTTATATTCAGAATATACCTCCACAATTTTTTGATATCCTTTTTCTGTGACAATTTGTGTTCTTACTGCATCATTACTATTGGTTCCTTCACCCACCTTACCTGTTGTTGCATTAGCGGTAGCATTTTGAGATGTTTGGCCTTGTTCTGTAGACTGTTGTACATCAAATCTTGTTGCGTACATGTGAGGCGCCGCCAACAAGTGACCCATTGAAAGTTCATTAAGAATATTAAATTTGTATCCAACGAATTCCAACTCAATTGTGTAGTTTCCACTATATGAATTGAATCTTGAGTTGAATTTCAATAGGTTCAATTGGTACCTTATCGCCTGACCATAATATCCTTTTAGGGTTAAATAAAATGCTGGGTAAGGAAGATTGAAAAATGCGGCGTAAGGTGAGTTATTTCCAAGTTGAAATAAAGCTTTACCTTGTACGTCCTCCAAAGTCATAGAGACACTTGGTATAAAAGATGTACTTGTTCTAATGTTAATCGAGGTTATTCCCAAAAGTCCGTTGTCTATTACATCGTTCGGGTTTGACACAGTATTAATAATATATGGTTTTGACCCATCTTTAGGTACAACACCAACTTGTCTTGGTTGATTTTGACCTCTCAAGTTAACCGCGTCTTTACCTGTAAGTTCATCATAATAACCTGTACCCAAAAAATTATCTTTAGTTGGTTTCAAGAAATTTATTTTAGCTATTGATACCGTTCTTATGCCATCTTGTCCCGTCGCACCAACAGCAAGTTTTGTTCTCGGTAACAATTCAGCTTCCAAGTTGGCATACATAACCAAATTCTCGTGGTCCACGAGTCTTTCGGAAATTTTTTTCGATGATGGGTCGATTGTTTTATTTGGGTCAACAACAATTATGTTGTTATAATCGAAATCAACGTATATGTTCCCACTATTATCTGGTGTCAGGTTACCTGCCATAATAATAAAAATAATTCTCTATTGCCGCTTTATAGTCCTGTAATGATGGTATAAGCGGAAAAGGAATAATCAAGACTGCTCCGTCATATATCGTATTTTCCAAACCACCAAATTGTGGATTTGCTTGTAAAATTAACCAATTGTAATACGGTGCCCCATAAAATTCTTGGGAGACTTTATCTAATCTGCTTCTACCAACTTTATAAATAAAAGTTTGGTCTGTTGGCTTCTGCGGTATTTGTACAAATGGTACAACAGTCTGTTGACCATTGATTGCAAATTCACTGTATCTGTTATAATAAGGATAAGCCATTAGTTAAGTTTAACTTTTGAAATATAAGCATCAGGTGTGTCGGATAAAGTATTCCATGTAGAGTCGTCCGTATTTGAATTTGTCGTTGCACCTAATGATTTTATCAAGTTTTGTTGTCCCTCATATGCCGATGGATTAGCCGAACCGTCTGTTATTTCATATTCCAACACTCTTTCCTTTTCAGGGAATGGAGTATAATTCAGAAAGTTTTTCAAGTCTGAATCAGATTGTTTTTTTATAAAATCTTTTGTTAATCTGTTTTCTTCTTCGAATTTTGGTTTGGCTTCTCTTAACCAATATGCATCGAATTGAGAGTCCAAATCTGTACTTCCACTGTCTAATAAAGATTTATTATTTACAATGTTACCAATAATAAATTCTTTGAATGTTTGATATTGCTTATCATCAACAATTATGTTATTAAAAATAATATATTGTCTTTTAAATGAATCCCTCTCAAATTCAGGTAATTTACAGAAAGGATAGAACACATCTTCTTTGAGACCGTTTGTGTAAAGAGTTTGTTCTTCTTTTTCACCAAATATAAGTTTACCCTCATAATCCGTACTACCTAAACTGAAGGAATAATTTGTTGATATAAAAGTATAGAACTCTTTTATATTTTCTGCAATCTTTCCAATATCTCCTCTCAACTCTTCCAACGTTTCAGTGTATGAATCGGCAGTCCTCAATACCTCTGTTGTACCAGAGATATTATAAACTTTAACGTTTCCGTTTGCTTGTTGTAGTCCATCAGTTCCCAAGGTACCTATTGTTTGACCGAATATCAAAGTGTTGGCTCTACTGAAATACCCCAAAAGATTTTGTTGTTGAATTGACAAATCCTGTACAATTTTGGTTGCCGCACTCAAATAATTTCCTTTTTTTGACTTAACAAAATTTTTCATGTTTTGTTTGAGTTGTCTTCTAACCTTTGGATTAAAATTTTTACTTGGGTTCTCCATCCATTTTATGAACAAATCCATTGTATTTTCATTATTACTTTCCAAATCATCTTCGTAGTCCTTGAAAATTTTGTTCACTTTGGATTCCATACTTTCTGGTTTTCCTAAAATTTTGATAATGTCAGGTCCGTTGGTCAAGAAATTTCCGTTTATATATTTTCTCTCGGATGTTACTATTTGCATCATTCCGTGATTATATTGTTGGAGTATTTCTTGTTGTTTGTTAACTACGTTTTGAAAATAAGTTTGTGTTTCAGCCACAAATTTGTTCATATATTCTTTATAAGAAATTCTTCCATATTCACTAGTCTCTGTTATGAAGTTAGTCAATATAGTTCCTATTGTTGATGCGTTTGATTGCCCATTAAGATTTTGAGTTTGATTGTTAGTGGCTGCTGGTGGTTGTGCACCAATAGAATTTAGGAAATTTTTGTCCAATACCTTGTAACTTGTATCCGTAACATCGGCTCTGTCATCATATATTTCTGTGTTAGCATAGTAATTAAACGTTAATGCGTTTTGTAATTTATCAACTGCTTGTTTGAGACCACTTCCACCTACAAAATTAAATTGTAAGGTAACGTTTGCAATCATAGGTTGTACACCAATACCTTCAGGATTAATATCTAAATCTTCGTAAGTGAGTGACAAAGACGTTGGAATAATCTTTGTATTATAAAAGTCCCCTATTCTTAAAATTAAAACTGGTGGTGTACCAAATGAGGTATTGATAGCATTATTATACTCAAGTTCGGGTGCACTTTGTGGGGTTTTTTGTTTGATTGTAGGTATTGTATCACCAGGTCTCATACATTGTTGTAAAAAAGTTAACCTAGTGTTTAATCCTTCAGGTGTCATAGAATGGAAACCTGGTTGAAAAAACTTAAGTTTTTCTTTCAAACTATCGTAAACCATTGGTGTTTCTTCCTTGATTGTTTCAAAGTAATCACATTCGGAAAGTAAACCTCTTAAAACCCTTTTTGTTATATTGTCTTTTTCCGTCCAAGTTAATTCTACTTCAGTCGCTGGAAATGTTTTAGGTGGAACATTACCTTGTTGTGAATTTGTAGGAACTTGTTGTGTAGGTTGTGCTGTAGGTACTTTTGGTGGTTGTGTTAAAGTAGATTCTATTTTAGAAATGAATGCTCTTCTACAAGCCATTGCACCAACCGTATAAACATCACTTGGTCCGACTTGGTCTCCTCCTTTAACTTGTAATGTACCTGTCGCATTCTTATCAGAACAGTTGAAAGTTTGGGCGTTAGGAACAAAAGTTGAAACGTCAAAAGGGCCTGTATCTGTTTTACTTATTTTTGGTGTTGAGCTTGTGTTTTCACCGAACGGAGTTCCTTCTTTAACAATAAGTCTTTGTGGGGAAGAACTAACAAACTGTTTCAAGGCAGGGTCATTGTTGAAATAGGAAACCATTGAGTCTATTCTTCTTTTAGCTAAACTCTTGTTGTAGGCATCGGTTGCGGGTGCAGAACAACTTGCATCAATTATCAAAGTCACTGTTCCTTCGGGGTTTGCTTCGAAAGCTTTAGCCAAAGCCAACTTAAACTGATTGAGCGCTTCATAACTAGGAATTACCCCTTTATCGAATAAATTTTCAGTATCGGGAGATTTTTGAGTATACGTGGATTCTCTACCGATATAAGAAGTATAAAGTGATGTGTAATCGGTTGAACCATTTTCTTTCGGGTAATCATTATCAAAAAATAATCCGACATTTTGAAGACTTGAGAAATCTATAGTTGTTGATGCTTGTGGTGTAGATTGTCTCACATCCTCTCTTGTTCCTTCAACTCCCGACTGAACGGTTCTTACAGCCGCCCCCAATTGTTCTCTTGATAAATCTCCCGAAGTTATAATTGTTTGTAACTCATACAAATCTTGAGGATTTATCGTGTAGTATCTCTTGGCTAATTCATATAGGTCATATTTTCTACATCCAGCAAAAAATGAATCAAGGATGCTATTGATTCTTTCAGCATTCGATTCTTTACCCAATACTTTATTAACAATCATGTTAAGAACTGACGGGTGGTCTACCACCATTTTCCAAGTGATACTTCCTGACCTACTTGTGTTGTTGTATGTATAGATTGGTTCTGGTCTTCCGATGAAATCGTTAGATTTCCAGTTTGCACTTACGTTTTCATTGAAGGTCAAACCATAAGGTGGGAACCACATTACTCTACCACCATTAGGACCTCTCTCACAAACTGCCAAATCATTAACAGTATAACCAGGTGTGTTGGATGTTCTCCAAGCCAAGTTCTCGAGTGAGAACATATATTTTTTTGCAAAGGCAGAATTTCCTGCGGTGATTAGGTTTGAAGAATCTTGACCACCTTCTCTTTTGTTTGGTGCTATGTTCAGGTTATATGTCTTATCTAGAACAGAATAAGAAAATCTTCTTCCCTCCGTAGTCATACCATTTGTTTTCTGTAAGTCGTTATACTGAAGATATGGTGTGTCTTTAGCAAAAACCCTACAATATTCTGTACCAATCTCTTGTCCTACCGCCCCTACATATGCAAGAACTCTAGAACCTTTTGTCATTTCCTTATATCCGTCATGGAAAATTTTACTTACTTGGTCTATCGCATTTCCAACGTGTTGAAGTCTTTTTCCTCCTTGAGGTTGGCTATCAATTAATCTTTGAGTGTCAAATAAAATAGAACCTTCTTTAAATTCAAAGTTTGTCGATTCTGTTTTATTATAAGATGATGGTTTGAAATCTTGGTCAGGTGTAATTATTTCTCCCTCTAATCCAACCTTCTTACCAGCGTTACCTCTGTATTTTGGAGACACCCAAGTAAATCCACCCTCTATCCCTCCTCCGTTTGAATACGTAGGTCCGTTAGCACCAAGTTTGACCTCTTGGTTTGGTCCTTCATATAGTTGGGCTAGTTCCGAAGGTCCATACACAGGGGATTGTTGTTCCAATCCAAATTCATTAACAGGTATCTGACCGTCGGGAGAAAATACTCTTGATGGGTCAGATGTGGTTGAACCAACATAGAAGTTACTGTTATTACTTGTTGCACCAACAAGAGCCCCTCCACTTCTATCGAAAAGAGTTCTTTCGAAACTTGGTTTAAACTTATTGAAATCAATGTTTCCAAAAAGTCTCGACTTCTGTCCACCCCCCATGTTATTATACATGATTTGTGAACCAGTCTTGTTCGCACCTAATAATCTGTTGAAAAACTTACCTGTTGCACTGTTCTTAAATGCGTTACTTATTTGTTGAATTGTTGTTGGTTGGCCCAACTGTACACTCGTATCCCAATATGAACCTGGTATAGGGGAAACAGGAATATAACTTCCAGCAAGTCTCAATGCAAAATCCGTAGCTGCTATGATTGGATTAGCAGGTAAAGTAATTTGGTAGTTCGGCTCAATCAGTGGTACTATTCCTGTAACCAAATTCAAAACGTCGGTTCCACTCCTTACATTGAAAGCATTCGCTCTACCAATAGTTTGTCTTATTTGAATTTGGGCAATACGGTCAAGAAATAACTGTTTCAATCTTGTAGCACCAAATCTTTGAATATATGAGTCAGAACTCAAAAGTCCGTTTGTACCCTGTGGGTCAGGATTTAAAAGTATTGAAACAGGACCATAAGAACTCGGTACAAACTGAAGTGGTTGATATGGGTTTCCATTCGGAAGTCTGTCTTGGTCAGGTCTTACTGTTTCAAGTTGGGCAATCACTTCACCACCATCCAAACTGTTATTGGTGGAGTAAGCATTAAGTGGTCTCCAAGCTGGAGCCACTCCAGGAAATCCTTGGTCTCTCGCTATTGGAGCTTCTACAACAATATTTGCATCCCTGTAATCGTATTCACCCTCATTAGATTTTGAATTCATCAGAGCACCTGGGTCAGGGACTTGTTTGTAACCACCCTCAGCACCATACTGATTTAGTGGGTACAATCCATCCGCAAAAGACGGTGTATCAATTAAAGAATCAGGTGAATCTTTGACAGCATAATCAGATTGAGTATACTCAAAATTTATTGGTGGGGTAATTCTTCTTGGGGACTTGGCATAGGGGGTCAAGTTCCTTGTCATCAACTTTTTTCTAAACGCATCTGAACTTGCAAAGTCTAATGTTGTACCCATCAAGTTATTTTAATATAAATAGGTTAAGGATAATTTTTTCAAACAATTATCTTACCCTTTCTAATTCTTTTGATTTGGATAACCAGTGGTTGTAAACTAATTTTTTGAACTCGTCACTTGCAATGTAAGTTTCAAATTGTTGGGCTGACATACCTGGAGGAGCTACAACTTTGAAAGTTACGTCTCCTGTAAAATCAACTGTCGTTTTGGACTCCTTAATTTCAGTCTTGTTTTCTGATAATACGTAATTCTGTAGAGCCTGTTGTTGGTTTCCAAACAAAATTGAACTTACAATTGGTTCAACTTTTGTACCCGTTTTTCCTCCTACGGTTGGAGCTTTTTGTATTGCTTCAATATCACCCAATTTTTTTATAAAATTGTCGAACTGCTGTCCTATGAATGAATCTTTCCCAACCTGTCCTTTGGATTTTTCTAAATTTTCTATTATTCCTTTGGCTTCTCCAAGTAAGTCTTTTGAGATATTACCAGACCCCTTTTTCAAATCATCCAAAGATTGTTTAATTACCTCACCTATTTTTGAAGGGTCCTGTACAACTTTACTTATTCTTTCTCTAGCAGTATCAAAAATATTTTCGAAAGTGGTTCTAAATCTTTCGGTACTTACGTTTTGTGAAAGTGCACCTGTGGTTATGGTTGCACCTTTATTGATTGCGTCTATATTTTCTCTGACAAACCTAGCAGATACCACACCGTTGTAATATGCCTTATTGATAGATTCCAACGCCGCTTTTGCTGCGTCTGAAGATTTTAACTGCATTCTGGCAATGTCTTCTACTGTTTTTGGGGCTTCTTTTTGTTGTTTGATTAGGTCATCAAACTCTTGTTGTGTTAAGTCCGTCAACTTTTTCTCAATTCCACTATCCATCTTGATAGTATATTCACCTTCAGCATTCATTGCACCCAAGTTCGCTATGTATTGTTTGTCTTCTTCAGAACCGAACTTAATAGAAGGTTTGATTTGAGATAATCTTTTATCAAGTTCCTGAGCACCGATTGCGGATTTCGCCAAGTTATCATAACTTATACCTGTCTCTTTGGCAATTTCCTTCATAGTCAGAATTCCCTGTGGACTAATTTTGAAGGTTTTAGTTTTCTCGTCGAAGTAAGAAAACTGTTTAGTCATATTGATAAGCGAATCTTGTAAAGCACCAGGGTCATTAATTGAGGCGTTCATCATAGCAAATGGGTCAGCTAAAGCCCCAACAGCAGCACCAAGTCTCTGTAGTCCTGCCGCCATATTGATTGCACCCTCGGGGTCTTGTACTCTATTTGCAAATTCAAGTGCGTCGGCCATATTAAATTTGACCATGGCGGCTTGAGCTGCCATTTTGGTCATTCCTTGAACCCCATTTTGGAAATTAAACTTATTGAGGTCAGACATGTTGGATAGGACAACTCCCATCACTTGTTTGGTATTGAGTCCTAAATTCTGTACATTAACAACAGCTTCACTCATTTGTGGTCCGATGAGAGATGCCTGATATCCCGCGTCTGAGAATGATTTTGTTAAAGTTTCAGCATCTTCTCCCAAAACTTTACTTGTTGCATAAACTCCCGCAACAATCTCTTCATTCATGAGAACATTCCTTTGAAGGGCTTTGGATATGTCCTCCATTGTTTCGTAGGTCTTAAGTATACTACCTCCCAACCTTACAATCCTTGGTTCTGCATCTGTAAGTGCAACCATTGCTGCAGAAATCCTTTGTCTCGATTGCCCGAATGTATTATTCAGTTGTCGAGCATATTCGTCCATATTAGCAACTGCTTGCTTTAATTTGTCTGAAGAAAGAAAATTCAAATTTTCTTTCAGTTCATTTAAATAATCCTTGGAATTTTGGTTGTTTGCATCTTGCATTTACCGTGATTTATTAATAAATAGATTAAATGAAGTTTTAGCTCTTACTATTGAGTTCTAACCACTTGTCCAAAAGATATTTTCTGACAAATATGGGCATGTCAATAAAATCAGCCCAACTGATTTTCATTAATGTATTAAGATAATAAAATTCGTCTAATTGTCCTTTTCTATAATCCAAAGAAAGGGCGAAAAAATTCAACCCCAAAACCAACGTTAACTGTTAGTCTTTCTCCTGATGGGGTTGTAATTTCTCTTCTCATATCTAATCTTGGTTCATTTTGGTCCAAATATCTTCTGATGTGTTTGGAATCCATTATAGGCATAATCTCTAAAGACTTTGCAATTTTTCCTTTATCTGTTTCTCCGTCTAATTCCACTATCTCCCTTCCCAATCTCCAAGTTACACTTGGTACCACTCTTCCTTTTGGATAATTTTCTTCGAATTTTCTCAACTCCATAATTTCACCATAAGTAAGTGGTCTCAATTTTACTTGTGAATTTGACTTGGGTAGGATTGTTGTGAACGTTCCGTCCTCTGATGGAGTTTCTCCTTTGATAATGTTAAGTTCATCCATACTGACTTGAGTAGTGAATTGTTTTCCTGTTTTTGGGTCTGTAGCGTTAACATTAATTTCAGGACCAAAAGAAGTGTTCCTTAAAAAGATAAGGATAGCCTCTACGTCACCTTCCAACAAGTCTTCGATTTTGACATCGGGTTCGTAGATTTTAGCCCTTAACAAATTGGTTGTAAGGTCAGTCCCTCCCCCCATAAGAATGTTTTCATCAGAAGCTGTAAGGTATCCGACTTTAACTGATTTCTTTTTATTTTTATAAAAAATGCCTTGTGAAGGCAATGGAACCACGTCATGTGGTAATGTTAAATTTTGTTGTCCGTATTCTCTTGATTTGTCTTCCATAAAAAAACCGTGGAGTTTAAGTCTCCACGGTTAAATATAAAAAGTATTGATTTTTTATAAAGAGTATTAGTAAACTAACACACATCTATCCATTCTCAACTCAGCTGTGATATCAGCCAATGCATCTGTTGAATATCCTAACGCACCAAAATCTACGCTTGTTAAGAAAGTTCCGTAAAGAATCCACTTCTCTACAACCACCCCTGTTGGGTCCAACATTTCGAGGTCCACATCTTTTTTGTAACCCGCAGCATAACCCATACGTCCTGTCACAGATTCAGCATGTAAACGAACCCATTCCATTAAGGCTTGTGCCGCAGATGGACCGATAGGGTCTCTAAATTTAACCGAGATTGGGTCCCAATTGAATCTTCCAGCAACGAATGTTGAAGTATTTAAGAATTGAATTTCTGTACCTGCAATTTTGATTGAAGGTCTTTTTGCACTTTCCACGAACCATTCGTTGATACCCAAACTAGATGGGAATCTTAATATGAATCGATTCTGACGTTTCGGTTCATACGGTATCGGCATTTTCATTAGTAAATCAGCCATGATATATTAGTTTTTTTTGTTTCTTCGTTTATATAGTATAAATATAGTGGTTTCAAAAATATTTCTATTGACTTTTTTTTATCTAACTATATTCATTATTTAAATTCTTCTTTGCCTTTT